ATCCCTCATATCCATATCTTTCATTTTAGCTTCAGGCCAAGAGCGAAACCCTAAGCTTTTTGCTACTCTTTTTATTTCCTTGTTTAAGAAATCATTCAAGAACCCATGACGGGACTCTTTAAGTCTGTCGATGAAGATTTGAGCTTTGACTTGGGTTGAGTTGAATTTCTCTTCCCCGACAATAACATTTTGCAACCCTTGTTTGATATCTTCGTTAAGCACTTGATATTTTTCAGGCCCAAGAACTAAATTTAATTCAGGCATAATAAATTCCGCTTTAGTGGTATAGTCAGAAACAAGAACGCGACCTACACTTTCATTTTTGAAAAGGTTTTGCATAGCCGCCATGTTATTGGGGTTAACTCCGCCTTTCTCAGGGTCTGCGCCCATAGTGATAAGCAATATTACATTTTCTACTGTGCGGGTAATGGATTGATCCATTTTTTTCAATTCAAGCTTAGCATTGATATCGTCCAACACTGGGAAGCCAAATGGTATAGCAAAAGGTTCATAATCTTGTTTTTTATAAAAAGAATAAGAAAGTCTTTTTGGATCTAAGTTTATACTGATGCCTTCATTAGAAAAAGAGCCTCCCAATATAGATGTTTTAATCTCATCGTCTAGGGCTTCGAATATAGCTATGTCCTCTTCTGTTTGTGGGTTAGATAATCGAGCTAACTCATATTCAGACAAAACTTTTTGATAAACCGTCCCATGATTAAAAGTGGTTGTTCTTTTCGCTACGACATCATAAGGATTAAGTAGAATATACTTAAGAGGGATTTTATTGGTAGAAGAACCGATGTTCCCCACTTGATTCACAAGCTTGGCATAATCATCGACTTGGAATTTACCATCGATTCTATAGAGAAAGACGTTGCCGCTGCGGTAATACTCTCTGAAGTATTGGTCTTTCAAAGATGTAAGATTAACTCTTTTAAACCACTCATAAAAAAACTCTCTGCTCTTTTTCGAGCCACCCTCCAAATAAACATCAGTGTTTGTAAACTCCGACATAATATCTATAGCATTCCTAAATACAGCTACATTACAATAAGCCTTCTGACATAATTCAATAGCATCCCGACAAGTTATACCTTCTGATGAATATTCATATGGCAATAAACCCGAACTTATACTCGAATAACGATTATGAAGAGTCGTATAAGCAGCACGGTTCGTACGAGATCCAGAAAATCCGCTGGTTGATGCCCCCTGCCTCCTAGCTTCAGATACTCCATTGTAAGACGCTTCAGAAGTGTAAAAAGGCTCTCCTAGCAATTCAGGAGAGGTTTCCTCGTTATCGCTAGCATGTGATGGGTGGTCTGAAGTGTTGAATTTTTTCCAATATTCAGAGCTTTTAGTATATTTTCTTTTCGACATAAGATACAAATTATCTTACACCTCAAAGTTAACTTTCAACTTTTAAAAGTCAAGAAATGAACATTGGTACAAAAGTGTTTTGCCTATCTGAGATTTTATCTGATTCCATATCATAGAATACATTCATCATCCAGTTACCTAGGACTAAGGCCGAATAAGAATCTTTGCGAGCTTTGTTGGCCCCACTTTGCCTCCTTAAGTTACGCGGTAGATCAAAACTTTGAGTCCCTTGAGAAGATGTCGTAATTTGAACCATAGCACATTGGACTTTGATAAGATCCATCATGTCTTTTTGGTGTTCCACGAAATCGATCATCCTCGCGCCTTTCGCTCCTTTTTCATCAGTGTCGTTCTTCAAGAACTTCAGCTCTTCTATAGGAACTCTAGATTTTCTTTGATTGTTATAATCATCATTCATAGCGGCTCCTGCGAAAAATATACGCTTATGATCAAAAGAAGATTGTAAAGATTCATTAGCTAACCTAATCCAAGATGAAGTGGGTTTTCTTAGGAAAACAAATTTTCTTTCTGATTTATTGTATTGATTTTTAAGTTTAGCTAAGTTTCTCTCGTAATCTTTAGATTTATCTAAATCGGCTTCAATTACTCCTAGAGTCAAATTTTTACTTTTAAATATCTCACTCTCATTACAAGAGCTGATGAATTGAACACCTCCATTATAATCGCCTACTACAGCTGATATATTAAAGTGGGTAAGAATGTAAGCCATATACTTGATATGCGTTTTCAAGTTAGCGCCCGATAGAGCGTAGCTGTGAACTATTGTTCCCTTATTAGATTCTCTATTTAATTTAATTAATAACATAGCGAAATCGTCAGAACTCTCACTCTCAGACCAAGACGGGTCAAAAGATAAGATGTATTCGTCTTTACGGTTCCCTACAACTTCGACCGATTGCCCTTCTCCATCTGGTATTGTGCAAGCTGCCATTTTGCTCACCTTAAAGTATCCAGAACTATCGTCGGTAAATATAGCTCCAAATTCCCTATTGAACTGAGCATCACTCATGGTAGAGCGGGATTGATTAATCAAGTTCTGATCATATAGTTGCTGCGGGGCGCAATCATAACTAAAGTGCATAATTGTTCTATGCGCTCCATCCTGTTTGTTCTCATTCAGAATCAAAGCTTCATACTGTTGATATATTTTGTAAAGGTACTCGAATTTATAAGATGCGGATGATAAACCAATAATTTTGTTGTTTGGCCATCGCTTGCGATCTTCTTTTTGCATTTTACCCTGCTCGATCATCTTGGTTTCTAGATCATAAACCTCTTGCCTCTCAGTGGGGTTCTCAACTACAGACAGGAAAGGCATCAACACCTCATTATAAATTTTTTCAGGCATCAACAATAATTCATCAACGATTATCCTTTGGAATCGGAAGCCTCGTAATTTTTCACCATCACCCAATGGCAAAGCTCTAATACTGCTCCTTCCTATCTCCATTACCCATTCATCATTCATTTTTGATGTGCGAGTAATACATTGAGCGAAGAATTCAGCTTTAGGGCTTTTGGCTATATCTTCTATCTTTTTGAAAATCATTTTAGACTGTCGAAATGACTTAGAGATAATACCTATCTGGACACCCTGATTTAAAATCGCGTCTAATAGCGCAAAAATGCCCGTAGAGAAGCTTTTGGACATTCCACGACTCCAGATCCCCAAAAAGTAATCGGACTCCATCATAGCCTTAATAGCCATGTGCTGGAAAGGGAACAATTTTACCCCTGTAAACAATTCACAAGCAAAAGAAGGATTTTCTCTTAGAAATTTATAGAGAAGGATCTTAGCTTCTGTTTCTTCTAAAAACCCCTCTTTTTCTAGAATGAGTTTGTTTATATCCTTGTACTCTCTGTGGAGTTTCTGTTTTCCTGTTTCCCAAGCCATCTTTTTTAATTTGTTCGTCCCAAAAATATTGTAAGTCTACTTCCCAGAGTTTCTTACCTAAAACGAGGATTTTGGGGATGAGTTCCTCGCTTTTCTCTCTAGAGCCACTAAACACAAACTGACAACAATCGGTATACTCAGCTTGTATAGAACGCATCTGATGATAAACATAATCTAGCCTGAATTTCTTGAAGCCCCTTTTATTGGTTGCCCACATGTCATCGAAAGCTGTTTCTGTAACTATATAAAGATAACACCCCAATGACCTGCACCTCTCAAGCTCTTTTACAAAACGAGAGTAGCCATTGGTTATAGTAGAGCAAAAATCCTGGTAAGACTTCCTATCCACAAATGTATAGTCGTATAGATCGCCGCCCACGGCGTAGTCGCCCACATCCAGTTTCAATAATTCAGAATTAGAGAAAGACAATGGTTGCTGCTCCCTAGTATCGATCAGTATAGGTGTATTAGAATAATCTTTTTGAAAATCTTTGTGTAAAGACGCTGATAGCATAGGGAGCATACCAAGATGCTCGCAGGTTTCACGATAACTGCCGAAAACCTGTTTGCAGATGTCGATATCGGGCAAACCGCTCGTTTGTAGGTAAGTTGAAGGTGGCCCCGCCTTAATGCCCTTGGCCCCTAGTTTTTCTTCGAAAGATCTTCCTATAAATTCCTTGACCTCTTCACGCGGAGCCTGACCGCACCACTTTTTCATATTCCCCTTATTAGTAAAGTCAGCAGCGAAATACTGATCGTAATTTTTAAAAGGTATAAGCTCTTCTGTGAGCTTGTCTCTCCGATTGTAATTTTTGACGTAATACTCCCCCAAGAACATATCGTGGGCTTTTACATGGGTATGCAAACTCCTTCTGCTCTTGAACTCCTTCTCGCACTCTTTACATTTAAATGGCATCGTCTTGACTTATTCCTAAAACTCTGGCTTTCCATTCGGACATGCCCTCCAGCCTCTCAGCTTCTTCCTTGATCGACTCTTTTTGCATCTCTGCGATGTGGACCATCGTTTCTCTTTCTTGTTGTTCTTGGAAAAGTTGGACGATAGCGAGAAATGAGGCATTTTCTTTATGCATCTTTTTCATCCTATCTCCCCTGTCCCCCTGTAGCTTCTTGGTCAGATTCTCGATACGAGTTTCGCACTGATGATACTCTCCACTCTTAGCTTTAATGATCTCAGCCAATCGTATAGACATCTCTTGCTGTTCATCAGCATCATCGAACATACTGTTTAGCTTGTTCAGATGTGCGCTTATTACTTCCAAGTTAATAACTTCTTTGCAAACGTTGAGGTAAAGGTTTAATTCGTCTGCTGTTAGGTCGGGTTTGTCCCATGTCAGTCGAATAAATTCATGCTCAAATAACACCCTGTCTTCAGAATTCAATAAATTGTTAATAATTTTAAGAAATCTAGAATTAGAAAGGTTGATTCCTAGCCTTTCTACACAAATCTGCTTTTGTCTATTGATTTTTTGCTCGTTTAATGTTTGACCAGTAGCGTCATTTATCTTTTTTATGATTCTGGAAGGAGATCTTGGCGCAAGGTATGAATTTAAAGCCCCTGAATCTTGAGATGGCAACATATCTGGGTTAACCTCTCTAATTTTTTCTAAAACTGCTCGCTGTTCTGAACTTAACGGTTTTACATTCCTAGATGGGAAAATAATTTTGGCTATTTCTAAGGAGGACAGACCGTCTTCCGCTTGCTGCAAAATAAATGTACACTGTTCACTAGTTAGATTTATGACTTCTGCTGGAATTCTACAAGTCGTGTTGAATTTTATAGAGTTTTCAACCAAGAACTTTCTAACTGCCCTCCCCTCCTTAGATCTTCCATCTAAAGATTCGTCACCAAAACATTTTTTAGTCAGATTAATAAGATCTGGCATGTCCTTGGAGTGAACCCTTAAGAATTCTTTTTGTTCTTTGTTAAGATCCATCACCTATAATATCTTGATCTTTAAGTATATCTATAGCTACTTGAAGGAATTTTTTCTTTAAGTTTTTAACCTGCCTATAACCAAGTTTCTTTTTTTGAGGGGAAATCTTATAACCCATAAATTTAGCCACATCTTCTTCACTGCTACTTTCGAAGTACAACATTTGGTAAGCTTTGTAGTGAGTGCTACTCAAACGCGATTCCATTTCGATATTTAACTTTCCTACGGACGAAGAGAAATCAAAATCCAAATATTCTTTATTGGAGACTTCTTTTATGAAATCTTCAGTAGAAAGCGGTATTTTTAATTCTAACCCTGCTTTCTTAGACTTTTCCCATTTACTGCATATAGGGCAGTGAGCGGCAGAGTGGTTGGGTAATTGGTAATCGGGGCAAGGATTGACATAATTGCCGTAATGATTCCTTACTAGGTTCCTGATTTGATTAGATATAATCCTACCTATCCACGGTTCAAGAGGGCGAGTCTGATCCCACATATGCCATTTTTTAGCAATATGTATTTTGATGATTTGCTGAACATCCTCGAAGTCA